GCTCGTCGACGAGCAGCTGCGCGAGGACAACCCGATGGACGGCGTTCGGAAGCCCAAGGCCGGTCGCAGGTCGCAGCGGTTCCTCTCGACGGCCCACCTCGAGCACCTGGTGGCGTCACGCATGCACGCAAGGACCCGCACGATGATCCTGCTGTCGGCTTATCAGGGTCTCCGCGCCTTCGAGATCGCCAAGGTCCGCGGCGCCGACATCGACCACCGCTCGAACGAGATCGTGGTGCACGGCAAGGGTGGGACGTTCCTCGTGCTGCCGCTGCACCCGATCGTCAAGGCCGAGGCTGCCCGCTACGACGACAAGGGTTGGTGGTTCCCGCAGTGGACCACCAACCGCGACAGCGCCGCAGGCGGGCACGTCCTGGGCGCCTCAGTGTCCCGCGTCATTGCCGACGCCATGCGTCGCGCCGGCGCCCCTGGCACCGCTCACAGCCTCCGACGATGGCACGCCACCGAAATGGTCGCCCGCGGAGTCAACACCCGTGTCGTGCAGGAGCTCATGCGTCACGGCTCGATCTCCACGACCGAGCGATACATCCAGATCGACGACCGCCAGCGACGCGCGGCGATCATGCTCCTGCCCGACATCACCAAGCCGCCGCCGGCTGACGATCCCGCGCCGGCCCTGTCTGTAGCGGCCTAGCGGACGACAGCCTGGGCGATCTTGTCCGCGACCGCGTCTGAGGCGGCCGCGTAGATCGCGGTCGTGACCGGCGACGAGTGCCCCATCTGCCGGCCGACCGCGATCAGGTCGCCCGTGGCCTGATACGCGAGCGTCCCGTACCTGTGGCGCAGCTGATGGAATGTCGCGGCGACGCCCAGGCGTTCGATCGCCCGGTTCACCTTCCGCTCGAGCTGCGAGGCGCTGTACGGCTTGCCGCCGGCGGCGACGACGTTGCCGCCCGTGATCGGCAGCAGCTCGTCGAGCAGCACCGGTGAGAACGCCACGAGTCTGGACTTGTTGCCCTTGCCCTTGACCCTGATCCTCATGAGCTCGTGGTCGACGTCGGCCCAGTCGATCGACGCGGCCTCCGAGACGCGCATCCCGGTGTACGCGCCCAGGCACGCCGCCCGGCGCATGTCAGGGTCGAGGCCGTCGAGCAACGTCTGTAGATCCACACGACTGATCGGGCGCGGCAGGCCGTTCGGCACGTTCGGCGCGTCGATCCGCACCGTGGGGTCGTCCCAGCGGTGCTCCCACCGCATCGCCCATCTGTAGAACGACCGCAGGTGCGAGAGGTCATTGGCCCGCGTCGACTCGGCCAGGTCGGCCCGAGATCGCCACCACTCCTCGATCTCCTCACGCTTCGCCGTGCCGGCGGTTCCGATCAGCATCAGCACACGCCGCCGGCCCTTGATCGTGTTCGCCGGCTTCCGCTCATCCACGAGGTACTGCAGGTGCGCCTCGCTGAGCTCGTCCATGCCGTCCATCATGCCGTCCCGACCGTGGCCCGAACGACATCTAGCGGGTACTCGAGGACGTGTTCGACGCCGTCCTCGATCACGACGTCGCAGCCCTTCGGCCCGCACAGGAACATCGGTGACGTCAGCCGGCCATCGTCCTGGGTGGTTGTGCGGAAGAACCACAGCGGGTGGACGTCGCACAGATCAGCGAGCGCGCGGACCTGGACAAGCCGCGGGTATCGGGTGCCGGCCTCCCACTCGTCAACCTCGGGCTCCTCCGCCTCGCACAGCCGGTCGACCTCGGGCCCGTAGAGCCCATTCGCGTCGAGAGCCTTGGTGATGCGGTACGGGACCAGCGCGCCCGCCGACCACAGTGCGCGCAAGATGTCAGGATCATCCACGCCGGATCTCCTCGAGCTGCGAGGCGTCGTGCGCCACCGCGGTGAGACGCGACGCCTGGACGTATGTGTCCCAGGCTCGCGTCCCGCCGCCCGATGCTGGGAACACGTCGACGAACGAGTCGATAGGTGTCGCGCCGAGCAGCTCGAACACCCAACGCCAGAATGCCGCGGGCTTAGCGCCGACTACGCGTTCCGGATCGGTTGTCCTCGCCCATGGCCTGAACACGAGCGAGTTCGACGGTTGGTCGAGATCCTCGAGCACCTGCTCAAGGTGGCGGATCTCGGCCCTGAGCTCGTCGCGGATCTCGCTGGCGTCAACGATCGAGTCGACGCGTCGCGCGGATCCCTGCGACGCGTCACCTCGAGTGGGTCGCGACGCGTCGTGCTCGACTGCGGATGCGACGCCACCTGGTGGTCGCGACGCGTCGTGCAGGTCCTCCGCGACGGGTTCCAGCTGCTCAACACGACGCGTGGCGTCTAGCGGCCGCGCGACGCGACGGATCTGGCCCCAGTAGATGACCGGCTCCCAAGCGTTCAGCGGTGCGGTGGCGTCCTTGTGGGGGCGTTCGCCGCGGTGCCAGGCTGCGACCCGCACGCCGGGCGGGCAGACGGCCAGGATGTCCTGCAACGAGTCGGCCGCGGTCGACAGCGCCCAGGCGTCGTACTCGGCCGTCAGCGACGCGACCAGCGCGGCGTGATCGACCTCGCCGGCGTAGTCGGGGTGCTGGCCGTAATACTTCCGAGCTCGGCCGGGGTAGGGCGGATCGGCGTAGGCGAGGCGTCGTGGGTGGCCAGTGGCGACGGCAGACGCCGAGCCGACGTCACGGGTGAATCGGTGGCGCGCCTGACGACAACGCTTCGAGCAGCACACCGAGTCGGACCGCTTGCCCGGCGGGATCGGCCGGCTGCACCACGCACAGGTCATCATGCCCGCGGCTGATGCGGAGCCGGAGGTGGATCGACTACCGCCTGCGGGCGGCGCCTTCGGTCCTCGGCGGCCAGTCGATGGATCAGCGGGGCGAACGCGAGCTCGACGGGGTTGATGAGGGCGTGATTGAACTGGTCGGCCATATCTGTGACTAGACGGCTAGCGGCGACGACATCCAGGGCTATGTGCGCGATCTCGTGCACGAGGACGGCGAGGTTCCACTCACGCAAGACGATGACTCGCCCGTCGTACATGTACTCGTTCATCCCGTGGGTCTCGAGCTGGGGATCGAGGTACACGGGCACATCAATCACGTGGTCGGGCAGGTTGAAGCCGTCAGCGTCTTGCAGCGACGAGCCGCGCTCGTTCCGTGCGGCCGGGTTCTCGATGCCGATCGGCAAGCTGAACAGCAGCGTCCTGGGGCGGGCTGCGCTCATGCGTCGCCTGAGCTCTTGGCGGCTGTCGCCCAGTCGCTGACATGCCAGACGCGGTACGGGTCTTCGCCGTTGCTGTGGTGGGGCGCGAACTCACGGACACCGTCGATGCGGAAGAACTCGCCGGCTTCGTGCGTCTCGACGTCGCGCACGCGATCGAACAGCCAAGCGGCCCACACGTCGCGGTTGTACGAGGCCGGCGGGATGAGGAAGCTGTGGCGCACGCGGATGACTCGGATGAAGTCGAACGAGTCCTCGCTCTCCGAAACGATGTCGAGAGTCAGTCCACCGGAACCGTCAGGCTCGACCTCGTCGCGCAGTGAGAACTCCCAGCCCGGCTTGTACGCGATCGCCTGGACGAGCCCGGCGAGGTGCGGCGGCATGTAGCTGCTCATCGCTGCACCTCCACGCCTTCCTCGTCGACGATGCCGGCGGTCCGGAGGGCGGCATGCACTGCGTTCGACAGGACCATGCAGTTTTCGCGGCTGACTTCCTGGCCGACCATGTCGACCCACACGACACGAAGCGCGTCCAGAGCGGCCAGCGCGGCCGCAGCTTCGCGGTCGACGTACTGCTGGGCCTCGAGCGCGGTCGGCACGAGGTGGCCCTTATGGATGACGTTGCCGCCGAGCAGGAGCCGTATCCACGTGTGGCCGTTCTGCACGACCTTCGTCTCGGCCTCGATCACCGGCCGTCGCTCAGCGGTCGAGCGTCGGAGCCGTGCACCCTCGCAGCCGGGATGATGGAACGAAGCCGCACAGTAGACCGAGCGGTCGCACGAGACGGCGCTCATGAGACACCCATGTCGTGGTCGCCGACGAAGGCCGCCGGCGGACGACGCTCGACGTACGCCGTGGGCGCTCGATGCGTGGAGCGTGTGGCGATCGACTCGGCGCCGATGTACGCGATCGGCGGGCGGACTCGCTGCGGATCGTCCTGGACGTCGCGGCCCATGCGGGCGATGCGTTCGGCGTGGAGGATGCCGGCGTAGAACGTGTCGGGTGTCGCCGGGTGCTCGTCGACATAGTGCGCGTCGGCGCGGATCTCGTCGGCGATCTCCGAGCGGCTGGCCTTGGGTGGCAGGATGCCACCGCGCGCGGACTCGGGGCCGAACTTCGAGTGATCGAGAGGCGGCATGGGCGGCAGCTCCAATGTCGACGTGCGGCGCGACGGGACGAGGGCGAAGTCCGAGCGTCGCAATGGTCGGAACAGCTTCGAGAAGAACTCGGTGAACGCTCGCTCGAGGACGCCCTGGGCGAACACCTCGCGGTGGATCTCGTAGCGCGAGCTCGGCTTGTCGGCGCTCATCGCTTCACCTTGATCGTGCAAACGGCTGTGCCGTTCCCATAGGCGCTGACGCCGTCGAGATAGCGGTTGCCGGCGGTGATCACCATGTAGTCGTTCTCGATGACGCGCTCGCCGAGGACCTCGCCACTCTCGGGATCTGTGACCGTGACCTTCACAGCGGCGTCGCTCATGCGGTCCGCCTCGGTGCGATCTTGCGGCCGATGACGCTCGCTGCGCGGAGAGCCGCCAGCGGCGTGGGCTCATCAGCGTGGAAGTGCTCGACCTCGACCGAAGTCGTGTTGGTGGCCGGGTCGTACACCGAGCCGAGCACCTTCCACTGTTTGCCGTTCATGCCAGGGCCTAGCAGTGATCCCGGCACAGGGTCGACCTTGCCCGGATACGTGAGCGTGTGGGCCTCAGGAGCATTCTCGTCATCGTTACGCATAGCGTCGATGTTACGCGATTGGCAGATAATCTATGTTATCCGTCACCGCGCGTGTCGGCGGTGTGCGTGCATGCGTCGAACCCGCCGGAGCGCGCGACGTGTCGCTCGAGCGGGTTCCGACGTCTTGGGCTACTGCACGACGAACGGGCCGTCGCGATCGGACTGGCCGATCTCCAGCCCGTGCTGATCGCGGAACGATACGTTCTGCAGCTCGGGCACGTTGGGCCCGATGATCGTGAACAGCGTGAAGCCGGACTCGGCGGCCAGGCGTGTCCGCTCGGTGTCGTCCATGGAGGCTGGCAGCTTGAGGTAGACCGCGAGCCGGCCAGCGCCGTCGTCATCGAAGGAGTCCCAGTAGCACTCCCACGTCTTGCGCTGCGGATCGCAACCGTCGCGGATCGTCTTGGCCCTGTCCGCGGCCAGCACGGCGGCCTTGACGTCAGCGGAGAGCCCCGACTCGGGCGACTGGCTTCTCGGTGCGGGATCTGGGTCCGAGCTCGAGCCACAACCGGCGAGCAGGAAGGCGGCCACGGCGAGGGTGAGAATGCGACGCATCGCCCCATCGTGACAGACATTCACGGCCAAACGCACGAAAGCGCCCCACCTCTCGGTTGAGAGGTGGGGCGCTGATGCGGTCGTGCGTGGCAAGAAATTCAGTCGGTACCGCTTTCGAGGTCCTCGACCCGGCGGTACCCTCGAGCTTCCCAGTAGGCCAGGCCGTCCTCGGTGCACGTGGCCCGGTGCTCTGATCCGTTGCTAGACGTTCTGACGATGTCGATCGTCAGGGACGGCGGCGGACCCTCGTACTCTTCGGGGATCTCGGTCGACAACTTGGTCATGGCGCGAGCCTCCTAGGCGGCGATGCCGAGAGCGGTGATGTCTTGGACGGTGGGCTGGGTTAGCCCGACGACGGTCCCGGCAGCGCCGCTGGCAGTCGCCTGCACGTTGATCGTGTCGCCGACCATATCCGGCTGGACCGTGAACTCGAACACAGCGACGCAGGGCTCGCCGGAGACGGTGGCACACAGTCCGGACGCGGCCACAGTGGCAGGGGCGGACATGTAGGCCTGCTTTCCATCCATGGAGACGTTGATGATGGTCGTCCCAGCAGGAAGCACGGTCGTGACACCGGAGTTGATCTGGACGGCGCAACCGACGTGCGTAGGACGCCACGCCCCGGATGCCGAGTTGATGATCCGCGCGTTGGCGTCCGTCGTGGTCACACAGTCGGTGACGGATACCGATCGGTTTGTCAGAGTGTTCGACATGCCGGAGAATCCGCAGACCGCCTGCGCCTGGGTGAAGTTGTAGAGGTTGGCCGACCATGTGCCGCCCGTCGGGCATGCGGACACGTCGATGCCAAATGACACCCGGACACGGTTGCCCGGCACCCAGAGGCCCGGTGCGATCGGCCCGATGCCGCCGTAGTCGCCGAGACTGCCGCGGTTGATGATGAGTTGGTTGCCCTTCCAGAACGGCCCCGTTGAGGCCTTGAGCCCCCAGCCGCCGCCCGTGTTTCCGGAGTACGTGAACTTGTCCGCGGCGGCCGAGGTGATCACGGCGTCGGGCAGCATGAGGTTTGGGTTGTAGGAACCGGCGAGCTGTGACGGGGTGCGTCCGGGGATCGTGTTCAAGACGCGCGCGAGCTCGTCGCCCATGGCCTTGGCGCCGAGCGCAGTTGGGTGCACCCCATCCGCCGAGTATCCCGGCAGCCAGTTGTTGTCGGACGGGTTCACTGTGACGCTGTGGAAGTCGACCAGTGGCAGGCCGAGCTTTGCCGCCAACCGGCGCGCGAAGAGGTTCGCCTGGGTGAGCTTCGTCAGTGGCGCGCCCGTGTTTCCGCCGACCGCCGACCCGAGCGGCGGTGCGGTGTAGAGGATTGGCGTCATACCCGCGGCCAAGATCGCGTCGACCATTGTGATGATGTTCGCCTTGGTGGTCGCGAAGGGCAGGTTCAACGGGTCGTTCGTGATGACCTGGAGGCCGACGTGGGTCCAGCCGCCAGCGACGCCGGCCGCGATCAGGTCAGGGAGGTAGGGCAGCAGCTGAGTCGAGGTGTAGCCAACGTGTCCGACGACGCCGGCGTAGCGGAATCGACCGTTCGTCTTCGGGATGGCAGTGGCCATGTACGACAGGCTGCCGAGGGTGATCGCACCCGATGTTGCGTAGTCGTAGTAGGAGAGCACGCCGTTGAGAGCGACGCTATTGCCCAGCTCGCCGATGGCCTGGATGCCCGTCTTGAGGAGGTGCGGGTTGGCTGCCGTTGCGTAGGCGATCCTGGCAGCAACGGCAGCCGTCGTGAGACTGGCATCGTCGTCGACGTGCGCGGCGACTGCTTCGTCGGACGCCTGGTCGACGTCGATCTCAACGTCGCCGCTGTCGCCGTTGACGCTCGTCACGACGACCTCGCTGCGTTCCAGTAGCAAGACGGGCCGCGTGGGCGTTTCGACGACGATCTCCTCGCCGTCCGCCATGCTCACGCTAGCCACGGATCTTCACCGGCCCGCTGAACCACAGCGCCGGGACGCCGTCGATCGTGACGTAGACCTGGGCGCGGCGCGGATTTGTGGCGATCAGGGCATCGACGGTCGCGCTGTCGATGTCCCAGTTCGCTTCGTCCGCGACGACAGTCGCCTGCCACACTTGGGCGCCGATGCGGATCTCAGCCGTCATCCCGTCCGGCCAGGCGCCGGAGGGGCGGCGGAATGTGCACACGAAGCCAGTATCGGGCGAGAGCACGAGCTCGGCGTCGATCGGCGTTGCGCCGAGTGTGACGGTCATCTGCGACTCCTTCGGCTGAGGCCGACGACGTGGTCAGCGAGGTCGTCGAGCCGGAACAGCACGACGTAGAACGCGACCATGTCGCGGAGGACTCTCATGGGTCAGTTGCTGGGTGGCGCGGCTGCGAGCCACGACGTGAGCTTGTGCCGGCGCAGGAACGCCTCGACGACAGGAGAGGCCATGACGCGAGTGACGGCCGCCGCGGCGGCGATCGAGGGCGCGATGACGGGCAGTGTGGGATCGAGTCCTGCGAGCTCGACCACGCTGCCCCAGATCGCCGCGAGGCCGATCATGAACTGGACGCTCGATCGCAGCGTCGCGCGTCGAGGGTGGCGCGCCTGAGTGATCTGGACGGGCGAAGGGGTGCGGGGGGTGGACATGGTCATGCCTCCTTGGTGATGGTCCAGCGGATGAGCAGGGCCGTGTGGTCGCCGAACGAGTGGTTGATGACGTCGACGGTGGCGCTGCCGACCTTGATGAAGCCCCAGTCGAACTCCTTGTGCGCCGTGTCGTCCCATCGAGTGAAGACGCCCGGGCCGAGCACCTTCCAGCCGCGGCGGATCATCTCGTCCTTGACGCGCTTCTCTGAGTTGAAGTCGCCGACGTAGATCACGACATCGGGCTTGTGCTCGGCCCCGGCTGTGATTGAGCGGGACAGGATTGACACCGACTGTGTGACGCGCAGGTCGTCGGCGTCGGCGCCCTTGTTGGGCCCGCTCCTGTCGATGCCGTCCTCGTTCTCGGTGTGAGCGACGATCGCTTGGACGCGGAGCCCGTCAGCCATGCGGACGACAGTCCAGGCGCCTTGCTTGTCGTCATCGTTGAGCTCGGAGAGCTCCGAGGCGACCACGTGCCCAGAGGCTACGTGGTCGGTCGTGGCGTTCTTCCGGAACCAGTACCGGCCATCGGAGCCGCCCGGCTCGCGCGCGTAGCGCGGCAGTGCAGCGGTGAACCTCGGCAGCATGGGGTTGACCTTGCGGTTCGACATCTCGGTCGTCCCGACGAGGTCGGGGGCGAGCCTGTTCACGAGGGCCGCCAAACCGTCAGTGTTGGACTTCCAGCGGGTGACGCCCTTCGCGTCGTCGGCGTTGTATCCGCCGGTCGGAAGGAACAGAACGTTCACGGTCGACGTCTTCGGCTCTGAGGGATCGAGCGCGAGGCGGGCGAACGTCAGCGGGCCAGGATAGCCGTCCGCGTCGTGGTCGCCCCATGCCCTCTGGATCTTCGCCAGGGCGGCGACGTCGGTGGCGGTCAGCGGCGAGGACGGGCCAGTTCGGTACGGGTTGGGGAGGCCCAACGCCTTGGACCACACGACGATCCGCTCGCCAAGCCTCGTCACGGCGGAGCCTGTCGCTCCGAGCACGAACGTCTCGGGTTTTCCCCACACGGCGACAGAGGTCGCTCGAGCGGGCGGTGACACGTCGTAGCCCATACCGTCGACGAGCACGTACCCGGCGAGCTCCTTGCCCCAGACGTCCTCGACGTAGCTGATCTTGACCTTGCCCCAGCGCCCTTCGTGCGGGAGGTCTGTTGAATATTCGTAGCCGCCGCCAGCGCTGATCGCGATGTGGCCGGCCTTGCCGCCAGTCGTCGTGGCGCCGGGGCGAGGCCTGTGGATCACGACCGCGCCCGCGGGCACCTTCATCGGGTCGTTCGTCTTCACGACCTTCTGGGCGCCGAGGAAGTAGTTGTACGCCCACGCCCTACCGTTGCCGCCCCACTTCCACGGCGCCGGGATGCCGAGGATGTTGACGATCACCTCGTGAGCGCACATGCCGACCCGATTGGTCGTGCCGACCTTGGCCTTGGCGCGAGCTTCGGCGTTGTCTGCGTGTGGTGCGCGCTTGATGGCCATGGGAGTCTCCTGGGGTTGGCGAAACACCCGCGCGGTGGCGGGTCGGGATGATGAAAGGCAGGTCAGCCGGTTGGCAGCGGCACGCGACAGGGACCGTCAGCGGTCTGGGTCGTGTCGTCGGTGTAGGTGATCAGCCACGTACCGTCGTCCTGGCAGCTCATTGAGGCGACGCTGCGGCCATCTGAGCCGTCCTTGCCGTCAGTCCCGTCCTTGCCTGCGGGTCCAGCCGGGCCCGCTGGTCCGGTCACGGTGTCGCCGGGAGGGCCCTGGACGGAGTCGCCGGGAGGGCCTTGGATGGAGCGACCATCTCGGCCGTCGCGTCCGGCCGGGCCGGGCACTGGCACGTACGGGCTGCTCGGGACCACACTGGGTCGCGGGGTCGGGACGCTCACAGCCGGCGTGCCGCCGAGCTGCTTTACCTGGGCCTCGAGGACCTTGGCTCGGCTGACAGCGTCAGCGGCGGTGGCTGAGCTTGAACTCGCGTGCTCCTCGGCCTTGTCGAGTCGGTCGGAGAGCCCGTTGACGACGGTGAAGATGGCGTAGAAGCACACGGCCGCGATCGCGAGAATGACGACGAGGGCGACGTGGCGGAGACGGAGTGGCTTGACGTTGATCATCGGCTCACCTGCTGGGAGACGTAGAGGAGTATGAAACTGGTGATCAGGGGCAGCAGCAGCGACGCGACCAGCACTCGGTCGCGCCACCGCATTGACTCCTTGATCTCGGCGACGTCCTTGGTGACCTCGGCGACGTCCTTCTGGTCGGCCTGCCGCTGAGCGTCGTAGACGTCTTTGCGAACGAGCTCGTCACGGAGCTTGTCGATCGAGCTCCGAAGCTCGCCGACTACACGGATCAGCTGGCCCTCTCCTTCGCCGGTCATACTCAGGCCGCCTCGTAGGTGCCTTGGACGAAGATCACGTCACCCGTAGCCCACGTCACCGGAGTCGTCGGGGTGACGTTGCGCATGTTGTCGCCGGCCACGACCGGATCGAGTCGGAGTTGGAGTAGGCCCGACGCAGTCCGCTCACCTGCAACTCGGTACGTGGTGCCGGCGGACGCGTCGCGGAAGCTGCCGCCGAACAGCCACCTGTGCGCGGCTTCGGGAACGGGGAGGTCCAGGGTCCACGATCCGACGCCTGCCGTGCTCGTTGACCCGAAGGTGAACTCCGCCCAGAAGTGCACGCGCTTGCCGGCCTGGTTGAACCCGCCGGCGACGACCCCGTTGCCGACCGTGGGGTCTGTCGTGAGGGCCCCGAAGTGGGGCACCCATGTGGTGGCCCACGGATCGCCGATGGCCTTCAGGCAGTCACGGATGCCGCCGTTCAGCGCGGCCGCGGTGTGCTTCGCGCCGGCGACGAACGTGAGCGGCGTGTTCCAGGCCATCAGTTACTCCTCATAGTGCGATCGGGTACTCGTCGAATGCGCCGAAGGTGGCGTCCTGGCACGTCCACACGTCGTAGCCGGTGGTCGGTGAGACGTTGAAATCGAACATGTAGGACTCCTCGCCGATGGTCTCGGCGTAGCCCTCCACGAAGTAGTCGAGCGACCCGGCTGGCGCTTGTACGGGGAGTCCGGCAGCGGTGAGCCTCGTGCCGATGTCTGCCGCCAGGAGATTGGTCTGCCCGGCGAGGTTCAGTGGCATGAGGTTGACGCCGAACGCTGGGATCCTGGACTGTGGCTCGCCGTGGGTGTTGACGGCCCAGTTCGCCGCCTGTGTGGCCGCCTCGATGTTCGACGCGATGTCGAGGTTGTCGCGGGCATGGCCGTACTCGTCGGCGCTCGGCTGGTTCACGACGCGCACGCTGGTGCCGTCGTTCGCCGTGGCGGTCACGTCGTTGACGAGGGCGGCCCTGTCAAGCTTCGGTTCCAGGCCGGCTTCGATCTCGCCGAGAGTGGCTGAGACTGTCAGAGCCGTCGTCGTGTTGTACCTGGCGGCCCGGCCGCGGAATCGGAGCGTGTTGTCCCGTGCGTCGTGCAGCACGCCTCCCTCGGTGATCTCGACGGCGCGCATTGCGTCGATTGCGGTACGTCCCTGCGTTTCGATGGGCGACACGGGCGCGGTGCCCGCGTCGGCGTTGACCTCCGCAGGATCGATTCCGGCGAATGTGGCGTAGCGGATGATCCTCGCGGACGCGGTGTCGCCGTCGAACCCTGCGACGCCCACCGAGGCCCGAGCGGGGAGGTCGGCGAGCGCGGCGTTGATCACGATGTTGGAGACGACCGACGTGCCGGTGCCGAAGGGCGCGTGCCCGGCCCATAGGTACTGCGGCGCGGCGTCGACTGTGTGCGGCGTTGTATCGGTTCCGACCGATACGCCGTTGATGAACAGCTCGCCGACCTGGTTGGCGCCGCTAACGTAGAGGCGTGCGGCGACGTGGAGGCGCGTCCCGGCGGCGTAGGCCGGGCTCATGACGGTGAGGCCGTAGTCGCTCCCGCCGAACAGTGCCTCGACTCGACCATCTCCAACGTGCTGGATGGAGACGTCGTTGCCGACTTCGTAGTAGTTCGAGTACGTATTCTCCGTGAGCTCGAAGATGCCGACGTTGTTGAGCTGGACGATGGTGAACGCTTCGACAAGCACCCCGGCGCCGGCTGTGCTAAGTGTGGGACCGATCAGCGTGCGCAGGTACTTGCCGCTGGTGAACTGCACGCCCGTGCGGTCAGGGTCCTGCAACCCAGCCGGAGCGCCGAATGTGGGCGCGGCGCCGATGCCCAGCGGCATGAGCGGCGGCGACTGGCTAGTGCTGTCGGCGGCAGCAGTGGCCGTGTCTGGCTCGTTCATTGGGTAGTAGGCATCAGGGTCGCCGAGCAGCACCTGTTCGTCGAGGGCGCCCTGGAGCTCTGTGTCGAACCCGAGTCGTGCGATGCGGGAGCTGGCGGCGATGTCAGCTTTGGCGTAGGCGTCCGTGCCCTGCGCCCAGGCGGTCGGCCACTCGTCGACATAGCCGAGGAAGCGGATCGACGGTGCACCGCCGACAGGCGTGACAGTGACCTTGATGGGTCGCCCGATCTTGACGTTCGGGTAGTACGGGCTGCCGACCTTGCCTGCGGTGAAGCGGCCATCAGTGTTGTCCAGCGTGAGGTCGAGTCGGTTGGCGTCGGCCCGTGTGGACTCGTCGGTGCGGCCGTAGACGATCTTGACGAGGTCGCGCAGCTCGACATACTGGGAGACGTCGGTCCAGGTCCGCGACGCGGCCGGCGTGATGTAGCCGGCGTTGAACGCGATCTCGACCTTGACGTCGGGCATGCGGGTGGAGGTCGTCATCCCTCCAGCCCCAGCGGTCGGCCGAGCTGGCGTCGGTACCGACGCAGGCCAGTGTGGATCTCCTTGCTGTCGAGGTACACGTGCGTGTGCACCTCGACCACGCCGGCGTCGCCCGCGGCCGCCGCCATGCCTCGCGGCATGCCGTTCTTGTCGAGTGGGAATACACCCTCGTCGTAACGACCCTCGCCGATGTTCGCGATGATGCCGCCCGGGCGCCGCCGAACGATCGCTCCCTTCGCCAGGCGCGGGATGTTCGGCGCGTTGACGTGCACGTCGGGACCGGGAATCGAGATCTTGAAGTCGAGGGCCGCGTTGATCTTGTTGATCGCCCCGTTGAGGAGCGACTTCACAGCCTTCCACACGTTGCCCGCGATGCCGGAGATGATGCCAGCGGCGTTCTTCATGCCCTCGACGAACTGGTGGATCAGGCCGCGACCAGCGGCCTTGAAGACTCCGCCGAGGGCGCGGAGCCGCCCGGGGATGCCCTTGATCAGGTTCACGACACCTGTCGCGCCGGCGCGTGCGAGTGCCTTCACTCCGTTCCAGATCCCGCCGAAGATTCCCTTGATGGCTGCGCCTCCGATGCGGAACGCGGCCTTGATGGTGGCCCACCCTGCGGCGACGATGCCGCGGATGATGGCCCAGGCGCCGCGGAGGATCTGCTTGATCCCGGACCACACGCCAGCCCAGTCGCCCTTGAGTAGGGCGGAGAACACCTTGAACACGCCGGCGATGACCTGGAGGGCGCCGCCGATCACGGTGCGGAGGGCTTTGAACGTCGCGATCGCGTGAGCGGTCAGCGCGCCACCGAAGCGGGCCCACAACGACTGAATGATCGACACGACAGACTGGAAGGTCGAACGGATCGCGTCGAGATTGCGGCGGACGTCTGACGACATCCCGCCGCTCGAGCGGGAGAAGATCGCGCGGATTCGCTCGATCGCAGGCCCGACCTTCTGCTGCAAGAACGAGCTCAGCCTGGAGAGCGCCGGCATCATCGTGCCGGTGGCCCACATCGCGAGCTTGACCGCGACGGGCAGCAGCTTCTGGCCGATCTTGACCTTGAGGTTCTCGAACTGGGCGCCGAGGATCTTCTGCTGGTTGGCCAGCCCATTCGACGTGCGAGCGAAGTCGCCCTGAGCGCGTGCGCCGTCCTTGTGGACGATCGCGAGGACGGCTGCGGCCTTCTCCTGAGCGGTGAGTTCGGAGGCGTTCTTCTTGCCCGTCTTGGCCATCGCCTCCTGCTCGACGCGGGCCGCGTTGATGTTCGGGATCAGCGCCTGGAGCGAGTCGTACTCGCCACGGAACGCAGCTGAGAGTCGCTCGGCGACATCGCCGGTTGGCAGATTGTTGAACGAGCCGAGGTCGGCGGCCATCTGTACCGTCGACTTCGACATCTTCGCTGCCTGATCGCCGGCGAAGCCGATCTGGGAGAACATGTCGCCGAACCCGGCAGCGGCCTCGAGTGCCGCCTGCTTCGACAGACCCGCCGACTTCCATGCCGTGCCGGCCCAGCCCTCCATGGCCTTGGACTGCTTGCCGAAGATCACCTGCGACTTCGACAGCGTCTCGTTCATGTCCGAGGCACTCTTGACGGCGTCGACACCGAGCTTGCCGACAGCGATGCCGGCGAGGGCGAGTCCGCCGGCGGCGACGGCCCCGAACTTCTTGAGCTTGTCGCCAACCTTGCCCATGCGATCGCCGACCTGGTCAGCGGTGCGCCCGGCGGACTTGTCCTTGCCGAGGAACTCGATGGTGATCCGACGCGCGCTTCCGCTCACGGTTCACCTCGATTCGGTTATCGCCCGGCCGTGGCCTCATAGAGGGCGTCCATGCGTTGCTGCTCTTGTGCCTGCCTGGCCTTCTCGTCGCGCATGTACTGGAGGTATGCGATGACCTCGCGAAGCGACATGTGCTCGATGACAGGTGGCGTGATTCCGGGGTAGAAGTGAGAGAGGGCGGGCAGCTGCTCGAGCAGTGCCCGCCTCAGGCTTCCGGGTCTGTGTCGTCCACCTGCTCACTGCCAGGCAGGCTGAGCTCGGTGGAGTCGTCGAGGATCTGCGCGTAGGTCACCGAGACGGCGTCGAATGCGATGTGCTCGCCGTTGATGCGCCGCGCGACCCACACGAACGCGGAGATCAGGTCGTTGTCGGGGAAGCGGGCGGCCTCCTCAATGAGTGCGTAGAAGCCCATACCGATGTTGCGGCGAAGCTCGCGGTTGATCTCGGGCGTCACGTCGCCGAGACGAGCCTCGTATGTGACGCCGTCGAGCACGAGCTTGAGGCCAGCGTCGAGCGCCTCGTCGACGGTGGGCTCGTTCTTGGCCGGCTTGGGGGTGATCTTCGGCCTCTTCTGGGTGTTGCTCATGCGAGTCCTACTTCCTGAATGAGATCGTCGATCGCCTCTTTGTAGGCGGTCTCGATGCGGTCCATGTCTTGCCGGATGGCCGGGTACACGAAGTAGCCGGCGTCTGCGCTGTTGCCGCGCCACGGCTTGAACTGCGGGTATTGCGAGCCGGCGCCGAACTCGGCACCGCCGAACATCGGGTACGCGGGTCCGCCGCCGGAAACGCCAGCGAACTGGGCTCCGGCGGCGGCCTTGATTGACGGGGCGACGTGCCCTGCTACGCCGCCGAGCGAGTACGCTGCCGCACGAGCGTCGGCGGCGACGAAGTCCGCGACTGACTTGTTCGTCAGGCGGAGCCGCTTGGCGGTCTCCTTGTCGATCGCCTTGAGCGCGGCTAGTAGCTCGGGGAGGCCGTCGACATTGATCGACGCCTCCTTGTTCCGGACGCGTGCCATGGCTACGGCGTGGCGTCGGTGGTGACGTACGCCAGGGTGATCGGGCTGTTGGTGCCGTCGAACTCTCCGATTCCGGAGAACGACTGCGTGACAGCGCCCTCGTCGCCGCCGTGCTCGATCTCGTCGAACCGGCCCGCGGGGATGGTGGCCGTCAGCGACGATGCGCCGTTGGTCCAGACCGCGGAGATCGACGCCGACAGGCCCGAGGGCGTGGTGGCGTGCACGCGGTTCCACTGGGCGAGGGAGTCGAAGTCAGCCTCCAGCGCCCACGACACCTCGAGCGGGCCCGGCGTGGGCTCCTTCGCCGCGGTGTTGCCGCGAAGTGCGGGACGCTCGACGTCGGGGTTGAGGTTGACCTCGATCTTGATGTCGGTCACGTCGAACGCGCCGCCGCCGATGCTGACGACGCAGCCGCCCCAGTGGAAATCGTTCATGCTCGCCGGGTACGACGCCGCGGCCTTGGCGGTCGCAGTCGTCATGCCGGCGAACCACACGCCGAGCTCGCACTTGAGCATCTCCTTGACGGTGTTCTCCAGCGACCACTGGGTGACCTTGCCGCCGGAGAACGTGAACGCCTGGTCGGTGCCGCTCGGGTGGAACGGGACGTTGACCTGGGCGGCGAACGACTTGCCCATCGACTCCGAGGAGGTGCCCTCCGTCGCGGTGTGGACGTAGGGCCCGGCGCCGGTCGTGACGACGTGCGGCAGCATGTGCTTGAGCCAGAACCCGAGGCCCTTGTCCATGGCGTCGAACGGGAGCGTTCCCTCGCCGTGGTCGAAGAACGGGATCGCCCGGTTCTGCCGGCGGGCACGAGATCCCACGCGCAGCGGGTTGCCCTCAGTGCGCCCAGCGATGGCCTTGATCGGCATGACGGGCGAGTTGTACTCGAAGAACCGCGACACCACGGGGGCCGTGTTGAACGTGACCTCGTCGACCACGCCGAGCTGGAAATCGAACGCGCCCATGTCAGGACTCCTTGATCTGGTCGGTCCCGGTGATCGCTGCGATCAGCTGGGGCTTGGTGGTGGCGTCGCCGAGCTCGATGCCGTTGTCGTCGGCGTACTTCTTGAGCTCGGCCACCGTCGACTTGTCCGAGAGGCCGCGCGACGCGAGCTCACGGGCGACTGCTGCCTCGGCCGCCTGCTGCGCGGCCTTCTCAGCCTCGGCCGCCTTGGCCTTGAGGTAGTCCTCGGCGGCCTTGTCGGCGGGCTCGAAGTTGTCGACCTGATCGAGCAGGGACTCGCCGAACGGCTGCTCGACGTCGATCTCGTCGCCCCGCTTGACGGTGCCCTTGTGGTTGGCGAGCTCGATCTCCTCGAACGGGCCGATGTACTTGACCTTCATGGGTCAGTCCTTCCTAGGTGAGTCGAGCTGTGTAGGTGATGGGGTAAGCGATCTCCGCCCACGTGCTGCGGTCAGCGCTGATCTCGTTGACCTCGCCCTCGCCGTCGACGATGAGCGTCTGGAGGCCAAGGACGCCGAGCTCGTCGCTCTTGTGGTCGGCGATGAACTCCTCGCACGCCACCCCGAGTTCCATGGCGCGATCGGAGGTCCAGCCCACGTCGCGGCCGACACCTTGGACGAGGATGACGAGCTCGAACCGGCCCGTCTCGTTGCGGAAGTTGCGGCCGGCGCGCATGCCGGCGACGTCGTGCGTGAAGCGGCCGCGGCGGGTGAAGATCTTCTCCCGCTTCTTGGAGCTGCCCTTCCAGGCGTACCCGACCTCGACGCCCGAGAGCGGCTTCAGTTGGCCGAGTCGGGTCGTGAGCTCCTTGCGTACTGCGACGAGGATTGAGCCGGCCATCAGGCGAACCCGTGCACGTCGAGCTGCTCTTTCCAACCGAGGATCATCGCGTCGACCTCCGGGTAGCCGGTTGGGTGCTCGAGGCCGGCCACGATGAAGTTCTCCACGCCGAGCTCGGTCGACAGGGATGTGCGGCGGTCGCTGATGTCCGAGTCGCCGTCGCGGGCGATCAGGTGCGCCCGGGTGCCCTGGAGCGCCTGCTCCTTGACGTCGTCGGGCGGCTCTGTGGAGTAGCCCTTGACGTAGTCGACGGCGACGTTGTCGATGCCGGGTGCCCAGTCCAGACGGGTGGAGCCTGACACCCTCGACACGACGCCGGCCTTGAACGACAGGCCCGTCGTGTATTCGACGCCGTTGCACACGACCTTCGTGACCGACAGGACGAACGGGTGATCGAGGAGGATGCGGTCGTGCCCGCCACTGTGGATCTCACCAGTGACGGGCCGACCGATGAACGATGTCCCGACCTCGCGCTCGATGGTGGAGACGATGTACGCCGCCGCCGCCTCGCACCGCTCGTCGGAGAAGCGGGTGTCGTCCTCCATGTCGGGCAGTGCGCGCAGCTCATCGAGCGCGAAGTAGTCGGGCATCGCTTACGCCTGGCCGCGCTTCGGCGCCGTGCGGCCGATCGGGAGGCTCTTGAGCCGCTTGATCTGCGACTCGATCTCCTTGACCCGGTCGTCCTTCTTGGCGGCCTTGCAGGCGTCGCGCTCCTCCTCGAGCGCCCGCAGGTCGTCGGCGCGACGCCAGGCGGCGGAACCGACAGGCTCGTCGCTCTCCGTCGACCGGTGGACAGCGGCCGCCTTGGCCGCCTCGTCAGCTACCGCTGCTGCGGCAGCCTGCGCCTCGCGCTCGGCCTGCTCAGCCTTCTGCGCGGCCTCCGCGGCCTCGGCAGCCGCTGCGGCCTGGACCTCGGCGGCGTTGGGGTGGGCGTCGGGGTTGGCCGGAGGCGGCGTATCCGGCGTCTGCGACTTGGGCGCTGCGGCCGCCTTCTTGGCGGCCGGCTTGTTCTTTGCAGCCATGCTGATGCTCCTTCGTGAGCGGGTAATGGGCGTGCTGGGTGGTGCGGGGGAGGCGCCCGGCTCTCGTGTGCAGGGGCGAGAGCCGGGCGCCTCAGACGGCCTAGACGAAGGCCGGCGTGACCAGTCCGGTGCCGTTGATCTTCTGCGCGTGCGGACGACGCACGAACGTGTAGGCGAAGTAGCCGTAGGCGACGAAGTCGACCGCCAGCTTCTTGACCTGCGACTGCTCGGCACGCAGCAGCATCGGCGCGTCGGGGTCCTCCCAGAGGTGGAGCTCCGACTGGGCGCCGAAGTAGATCTCGTCCTCGTTGGTGCCGGCGCCCAGGTTGGTCGCGACGTTGTTGTCGACGATCACCGGAGCACCGGACGGCAGGACCCCGCGGAAGCCGGAGCCGTACTTCTCGTTGTAGCTCAGGCCTCCGTTCTGCGCGGGGATGCCCGACTGGCCGAACATCGGCCAGGTCGAGGTGAGCTGGCTCTGCAGCCAGTACCAGCGCCGGGAGTTCATGACCGCGATGAGGTCACCCTGCGACTGGTTGAGCAGCGCCGCCTCGGCCTGCGCCGGCGCCTGGAGGAGCTTGGGGTACAGCTCCGGGGCGGTCGGGCTGGCGTCGGTGTAGGCGATCGACGTGGCCACGTTCGTCAGGCCGTTGGTGGCCTGGTTCAGCAGCTTGTTGTCGAGCGTCGTGGCGTAGGCCGCGAACAGGTCCTCCATCGTGGTGCCCTCGACGCCGACGCCGCGCTCCAGTGCCTGGCGCGAGATCGTCTGCGAGCCCGCGTTGGTCTGGATCGGGATCGACATCAGCGTGTCGTCGATGTCGGTCTCGTTGGCGGTGTCGAACTCCGCGGCCTGGACGTCGGTCGTGGTGCCCGTCGTGACCTTGCCGATGTAGGCGGTCATGCCCTCCTCGGGGAGGTCGTGGTGCCGGCAGGCGTCCGCGAACGGCCGGCCCGGGCGCGCCTTGGGCGCGTACAGGTCGGTCAGGTACTGCGGGACCACGAGGCCGGCGAAGGCGCCCGTGCCGGCGGCGCGGTCGAGCTGGTCGCCACGCTCCGCCCGCTCGGCCTGCATGTGAGCGCCGAGGCGCTCGTTGGCGTCGGCAGCGCCGGCGCCGTACAGGAACTGGTTCGCGACGTCGCGCAGGAACTGCTTGCCGTTGCGATCGCTGTCCTTGGTGTACGGGCGGCGCTCGTTGACCTCGAGGTTGCGCTCGCGCTCCTGGCCGCCGGCGGGTGCACCGCTGGGGTTGACCTGGCGTGCGAGGCGGTCGGCGGCGTCATCGCGACGCTGCTCGTCCTCGTACTCGTCGATCTGGCGCTGCATGACCTCGAGCTCGCCGTCGATGTCCTTGATCGCGGCCTCCGCTGCGCGGACCTTGTCGGCCTCCGCCTCGGTGGGCTGGCGGTTCGACTCGGCAGCACACGCGGTGCGAACCGACTCGATGACGCCTCGGTGGGTGTTGCGATCGGTCAGCTTCGCGGCCATGCCGGCCCGAACCTGCTCGATCAGCTCCTTGATCTTCATGATCAGGGTGTCCTTTCGGTAGGTGTTGCGATGGGTCAGCCCTTGGCGATCAGGCGGTGGTGCCGGGCAGGCCGAAGCGTGCGCGAACTCCTACGTGGAGGCGGTGGGCAAATCCCTCAGCCGGTCGGCTGAGGAAGATCAGAGGGCGACGGGCGCGAGCATCGACGAGCGGTCGATGGAGTCGAGCTGCTCGAAGCTCATCGACGACGTCACCTGGCCGTCGCGACGCTTGCGCTCGGCGTGGAGTGCGTTCTCCAGGTCGCGCAGCTTCGGCTCGGTGAGATCCTCGAGCTTGGGCATCTGCGCGCCACGCAGGCCGGCGCCCTGGGTGAACGGGTTGGCGCCGTAGCCGACGATCGCGACGTCGCCGCGGTGGATGTCGTACTCCTCGATGTGGAACTCCATCCAGTCTGAGGACCACGCACCGGCGACGATCATGAACCGGAACGACATCTCGTCAACGAGCTCGGAGCGCAGTTTGGGCGCGATGTATGCCACGTCGACGTCGGTGGCGTCGAGCTCGGGCGCGTCGACGTACAGGCCCTCGACGTCGTCGATCGTCTGCTCGGTCAGCGTGAGGCTGCCGTTCGTGGTGCGGGCGATGCGGCGCAGTGAATCGTGCGCGAGTACCAGCGGCACGTCGAGGTCGGACCGAGCCAGAGACGTCGCGCCGGCGCCGGAGACCACCTGCTCGGTGTATGGGCCGGCCCAGTCCCACATCTCGTACCCGCGGTTGTAGACCGACGCGAAGCCCGTGAAGTGCAGGTGTCCGCTGTCGCCGCCGGCTTCGCGGATCTCGATGCGCTCGGCGCGGACGAGCGCGGCCGCGCGCGACCCCTGCTCCTCGGAGCAGCGGCGCTCGGACGGCCGGGCAGCGAGTGCCGGGTAGCGGGTCTGGCGCGCCTCGGCGGCGGCCTCGAAGATGCGATCCAACGCGCTCATGTGGTGCTCCCTTGCAGTGCGGGCGTGGCGGCCTTGTTCGGGAACAGCTCCGCGAACTCGGCCTTTTCCTCGGGGGTCAGCGGCGCCATGTTCTCCATGTCGAGCGCCCGAGACGGTGGGTAGATGCGCGAGTCGATCGCGACCTTGTGCGCCTCGTAGCGGGACTTGATGTCCATGCGCAGGAGGGCGGAGGTGTTGAGCTTGATGTACCGCGGCTGCGGCAGCCAGCCACCGGAGATCGCCTCTTCGCGGCGGCTGATCGCGGGGCCGATGTTCATGATCAGCAGCTGGAGGTTGCGCTGAGTGATGTTGGCGTACGTGACGGCACCGGACTGGAGCTCGGCGTCGATCATGTCGCCGGGCACGCCCAGGTAGCGGCAGACGTCCAGGACCGACGCTCGCTGCGTCTCGAGGAACTGGGCCTCGGACGCCTTCGCCGAGAGCATGTCGTAGGTCCAGTCGTTGCCGCTGACCCACACGTCGCCGGTGGACACCGCGGCCTTGAACGATTCCTTGACGCGCGCAGCCTCGGCGCGCTTGAGCGTCTTGGCTGTGTTCTTGAGGTGACCGCCCGGGACTGTCGAGTTGGAGAACCACTCGGCCGCGAACTCCATCGCGGACAGGGCGCTGTTGAGACCCATCGCGGCATAGGCGATCGGCGAGAGACCGATCGGCACGCCAGAGACGGTGAACTGCTTCTCGTGCCAGATCTGCGAGTAGTCGTAGGTCGTCTGCCCGATCTTGACCTTGGTGATCTTCGAGCCCTTGCCGATGAACGTGACCTCGTCCATGTTCGCGAGCTCGACACGTGCGGGCAGGCCGAGCCCGTCGACGGCAGTGATCACGCCGACCGAGTTGCCGACCGAGTCCAGGTCCCACTGGCTCGAGTACATGTGCTGCATCCAGCGGACTTCCTTGCCGCCGGGCGTGATCATCACCGGCGGCTTGGCCTGCTCGACCTGCACGCCGCCGACTCGCCGGAACACGTCGACGGGCATGGTGGAGATCAGGTCAGCGCGCAACCGCAGGCATGCCCACACGGCTGAGTGACGCAGTGCGCGGTCGCGTGAGACGCGACCGCCGCCGCCCTTCATGCGCATGCCGACGCGCTCGGCGAGCAGCTCGGGCACGGTGGCGGCCCGATCGCTGAACGGCCAGGTCATCGACTACCCCACGCGCCGAGCAGGAGGAATCCGCCGACGACGAGCAGCGCGACGCCGGGACCCCACAGCAGCAGTGCGCCGGCGGCGACGCAGCCGACACCGGCGAGACCCTGGAGGCCCGAGCTGGCGGCGAGGATCTGGCGGAGCTTGGTACGCATGGCGTCTCCCGTTCTGGTCACAGGTAGCTCTCCTCCACGTCGTAGTCGTCGCGCTTCTCCCAGCGGAACGCTGCGGCGGAGACAGCCACGAGGGGCGAGATGCTGATCGTTCGGTCACGCCGGTCCCACAGCTCGGTCTCACCGGAGGACGCGTAGCGGGTCTTCGCGTTCTTGACCGCGGCGTCGAGCTCGGGCTGCCCGACGTGGATGTACTTGCCGCGCTTCACGCCGACCTGGAACGCGGCGCATGCCTGGCCGAGCTCCATCGTGCTGATGAGCTCGTACTCGATGCCGGCCTTGACCAGCTCCGGGATGAGCGCGCCGGCCTGCCCGCCCGGGTGTAGCGCGACCTCGACGATGTCGCGCTTCTCGAGCATCTTGAGCAGGTTCGGAATGACCCAGTCGGTGCCCGGTCGCGTCTTCTCGATCAGCAGGATCTTGCCGCCCTTGCCAGGGCCGGCGACACCGATGGTGGACTCGAGCCGGCTGGGCGTCACGTCGATCACGACGAGGCCACGGTCGGGTTGCTTGGCGTTCGGCTTGGCCATCCGCGCCCACTTGCCGATGTTCATGACGCCATCGCTCTTGGTCTCGGGGTCGCCCCACCAGCCGAACCGCTCACGGGCGTAGCCCTCGGGACTGAGGATCTCGCGCTCGAGGTCGAGCACCGACTGCTGGAGACGTCCGCCGAGTGCAGGGTTCGTCGCCCTGGCGAGTGCCAGGTCGTTGATGTCCGGCATCGGGCCGTCAGCGACACCGAAGTCTGTCCAGGACAGGCGCTTGTTGGAACCGACCGAGTTGCGTACACGCGTGAACACCTCCGCCGTCTGCCCCTT